TTCCTAATCCAACACCTTTAGGTTTAATTGTTAATTTTGCTTCTCTAACAGATCTTCTGTGGTTGTAAGATTCGTCCAAATCTTCTTCTTCATCCATGTACATTTCATCCATGTCCATTTCATCCATATCCATTTCATCCATGTATTCTCCTTCTTCAAGGTCTTCTCCTTCTTCAAGATCTTCTCCTTCTTCAAGGTCGTCTTCTTCGAATTCAATTTCATACATAACTTCTTCTTCTTGGTCCATGTCGATATCACCAACATTTCCGTCTTGGAAAATAGTTTTGATAATTCCATCAATATCCTTATTGTCCATTTCGTCCTCTTCTAAATCCATCATTTCATCTAGTTCTTCATATTCTTCCTCAGACTCACCAAGCTTGATTAGATATTCTACATCAGCGTCATCATCCTTTAAGTGGATTTCTTCATCGTCTTTTTTGACAATGATTCCATCTTCTTCACCCATAGCTTTGAACACCTTTAGAATTTCTTCATCAGAGGCATCTGTTAAATCGATTGGACTTTCTTCAGAATCCATGTCCATGTCCATATCAAATTCCATGTCCATATCCATTTCATCTTCATTATCAGCATCAACATCGGTATCGATGTCTGCATCTAATTCAACCTCATCTTCCATATCTTGTTCTGATAGAGATTCTTTTACTAATTGATTGATTTCTTCCTTCATAGTTGAAGCAAGTATTCCTTTTGCATTTTGGGCGATTGCCTCTTCAACGTTTTTCATTTGAATTAGCGCCTCTTTTACTAAGTTTTTGTTTTCTTGCATGAAAAAAATAATTTTTATTTCACCATATAAATAGTATCCAAAATGAAAAAATTCATTTTACAAATACTACTGACAAAGATTTATTAAGTTTTATATCATAAATACCTATAAAACAAAAAAAGTGATTAGTTTCCTAATCACTTTAATTTGTGAACTACGTAATAGAATTAGTCAATTACCTCGTCAATTTTACTTTCAGATACTGAAGTAATTCTCCAATCGTGAGTGAATCCTTCGTATTTCTTAGTAACCTTTGCCTCGACATCAGTTACACAGAAACCATTCACCAGTTTCTCTTCTCTTACCTTTTTAATTTTACCTGTATTTTCATCAGGAAAATCATACTGAATTTTTGCTACAAAATATTTTTCGTCCATAATTTTATTTTCCCAAAAAATCGGTTAATTTTTTCATTAAGTCAACTGACTTCTCAACGTAGTCGTTAGTCTGCTTAGATTTTTTTTCTTCTTCCAAATTTTCCTCATATTTGCTTCGTTCATCTGGATTGGTAAATAAATACGCACCTGGAGTTGATGGTGATGAAACTAAATCAAAACAAATTAATTCAAAATCATCTTGAACCTCATTTCTTTCCCCTACTTTTTTTAGAGATCCAACACCACGTGAGGATATCCCCAAAGTAACACCTTGTCTCATTAAATTTGCCGCTTGGTCTCCTTTAGTTGAAACAACACCTCTTTCATGAAATCCTGGTGATGTCAATAACTTCAATTTACCCATCAATATATTTTTATCCCACCATATATCAGTGATGATGTGAGATACCCTGTCTAAGTCAATTAAAGACGATTCAGGGTGATTTAATTCTGAAGTTGATAATCCTTTTGCGATTGCTTGCTTGTATCTATCGGCTTCTCTCTTTAATATCCTTTCAGGGTAAGTTCTACCATTTCGGTTGGGAGTATCGTATTTCTGAAGAACTGCATAAAATTCGAAAGGATTTCTATAATCCAAAGTTGATGCTTCTTTCAAAACTTCAATGTTTTGTATATCTTTCGGAGATACCCATCCCGCGTCCATTTCAATCAATATGCCGTGTCCTGATTCACTGGCTTCTAAAATCCTTAAATTTTTCATTTAATATTTTTTAGATAAATATACAGAATTCCATTGTTTAAACTTCAGAAGGTTTTTTTGAAATGGAAAAATCAAAATATTGGTTTCTACAAACATTATTTTGATAAATTGTTTTTACAATATTTTTCACAGATTCTTTGATTGTTTGGGACCTAAAATCAGTGTTTATTGTTGTATATAGATTTATTTCCAAATTAAAAAATGATTTTTTCCCTTTTGAGATGCCGCTTGTTCTTAGGTCTAAGTCAACAATATTTTTGTCTAAAAAAATATTTTGGTCTATAGATTCCGTAACTGAATTTTTAATTTCTCTATTTAAATTACTGACAACACGGGTCCAATTGTATTCTTCATTTTTTGGAGTCACCCAAGATTGTATATTTATATATACTGATTTCAAGTTTTTGGAATCGACTGTTCCATAAATTGACTTGATGGGGTGATAGAGGTTAAGTTTCACACTTTTCCCTTTTTTCATTTATTCTATTTTGTATGAGTTTATTTTATTTTCAAATAAAAATAGTTATAAAATATCCTGATGTCAAAATTTTTTGTATATTTGTTGATATTTCTTATATATGTTAATCGTCAAAATAAAACAAGGTGAAAGTATTGAGAGAGCAATCAAAACTCTCAAATCAAAAGTTGTAAAAACAAAACAAAATCAAATTTTGTTTGATAATCGTCAATTTACAAAAAAATCTGTGGTCAGAAGAACACAGATTTCTAAGGCAAAATATATACAACGTAAAAAAGATAATTTAGATTGATTCTTCTAAATTTTTAAGTTTCAAAAAATTTATTTGATCAAATTTCTCTATTTTAATTTTTTCTATGGTTTCAGAAATTTTGTTTTTCATTTCCTGAGAATCCTCGTTTTCCAAAATAGTTGTCAACTTTGTTATTGCGTTTTCTTTGATGCTTTGAAATTTATTTTCTAGTGTCTTTGAATCTTCAGAAACTATTTGAAAAAATTCTTTTTTTGTGGTTTCGTCCAAAGATTCTATGTAATTACTAATTGTTTGATTAGCGACTGTGACCATCGAGCTGATTGGAATATTAACACTTTCTTTGATTGATTCTTTTTCAGAGGTTAAAACATTTATAATGTTCTTTTTAGCCTCAACTCTCTCCAACAAATTGATATTTTTACTATAAACTAATATATCAATATCTTTGTATTTATTCTCAATTTTTTGAGACATAGATGTTGGTAACTTGATTGAGGGTAAAATATTATTTAATAAATTTACACCTTCTTCAATAAAAATTTTGGAATCCTGTTCACTTAATCCCTGTGGTGAACTCAGTTGGTCGTATATCGCATACGCTCTTGACATAGATTTATTACTCAAGACGTTGTGCTTGAATTCTCTAAGACTCTTTTTGAATTCTGACTCGTTCTTGTAAGATTCTAAAAGGTTGTTTTCTATCAGGGATTTAACTGTTCCAAAGGTCATTTTATTATTTTTTTTGCTATAAATATTAGGAATTTAATAACTTATCTAAATGTTTTGAAATTTCTCCCAAATAATCTTGTCCTTGACCCAAATTTATTATTTCCGACCCTTGAATTAGGTTTCTTTCAACTAAAATGTTAAGGTCTTTTTCTCTTGACTCAGGTGTTACTTCTCCTCCTGCTGGTGGAGCCTCAGCTGGTGCAGGTTCAGGTAATGGTGGTTCACCTCCGATGGATGGTGGAGGCCCTAGTTCTTCCATACCACCTGGACTAGTGTCCGCACCTGCAGTTGCTGTTGCAGTTGATCCTGTAGTCGTTCCATATAATTTATCTATGTTATCAAATAATCCTGTTTTAGTAATGACCGTTGGAGTTGCTTTCAATTCTTCTCCCACCGCTCTTTCAACTCTTTGTTGTTGTAAATCCAAACGAACTTCATCGTCTGACCATCCAAATATGTGTTTCTTAGCCCAAGTTGATGATGTTGCTTGTATACCGTTGCCAGGATCCGAAACCAAATCTTTATAAAGTAAAACTTTTTCCTTCCACACATCCACTTTCAGAAGATCCGCTTGTGTTGATGGATTACTTAATCCTAATGTGAAATTTGAAAGTTCATCTTCGAATCCTAACAAAAATAAATGGACAATCGCAATTTTGTTCATTTCGGCCAACATACTCTTTTGTATTCTGTTGATCGTTCTGGCAAATCGTATATCTTGTAACGCTAAGTTCTTACCGTCACCAACAACTTCTTCAAATCCTAAAAATGCTTTTGGAACACGAAGTGCTGTAAGAAGTTTTTTCTGTATATATTCAATATCAGCAATTTCTGACAAGTTTGTTGCACCTGCCAAAGTGTCAATAGGAGATGGTGCAGCAGGGTCTCTTACAGGAATAAAATAATCTTGATCAACCGCCATTTGATTAAATCTCATGTCTACGTTACCTGTTTTACTATCAACAATCTGTTCTCTTTTAAACTTATTGGCGACTCTCTGTACGTATGCTTCCACATCATCGTCGTTCATATTACCTACAAACACTTTGAATATTCTACGTTCTGGTGCTCTTGAAGTTCTATAAATTAACATAGCATCCTCACACAAAAGGAGTTGTTTCCAAATTCTTCTTGCTTTTTCTAACATAGAAGTTCCATAAGGAAGTTTTCTGTCGTCACCTAACAATCTGAAGTGAGCAATTTCCCAAGATTGGAATTCCATATTTTTGTTTTTCCAAGTAAAATGTAATGCTTTTTTGTCCTTATCAACTTCATTTTTAACATCAACTGAAATTTTTCCACTAGCACCAACTTCATGACGTTCAATTTCAATAGTCGGTAATTGTTGGCATCCTACTACACCTTTTTCAGGATCTAGTTTAAGATAGACAAAGTTATCACCATACTTACAAGTGTTTCTTGTCCACATAGGCAAGTTGGTATTGATGTCCAAAGCGTTGTTGAATAAATCAGCTAAGACCCCTTTGATTCGTTTGGATTCTGAATAAATTTGAACAATAAATCCGTCTTCATTTGTAGTAGTGGATTCTTCGGCGTATATGTCCAAGGCGGCAGATATTTCAGGAGTATACTCCATTGACTCATAATCATATTGAGCCGATAATCTAGTTGGCTCATAATAGATCGCTTGAGAATAAAGATTGTTTTCAACCTTCGCCCATTGATTTGCAATGTAGTAAGTTTGTTGTGCTTGAAGTTTCTCTACTTCATATTCTTCTCGATTTTTAGTTCTTAAAAGTTCTTTTTTATCGAACTTAAAAGTTGGATAATCTTGATTTAGAAGAGAATTCGGTCCAAAGGTTTGAGATAATCTTTGCCAAACTGTTATGTTTTGTTCTGCCATACGTAATTTTACTATTTACCCTGATAATATAAATAGTTATTAGGCCCCAAATAACCATCCATATTTCTGATAATCAGCCTTGGATGCTCCGTTATTATTTAATCGAGGATCTTTACCCATCTGTGGGACCATTGGATTGAAAAAATCTGAAGTATTCTTGTTTTCATTAACGACAGTTGCCCAAGAACTTAACATCGCTTTGGTATGGTTGACAACTTTGGTCAAAGATTGAAATGACTTTTCTGCGATATATATTGCCATAGATAACCCCATTATACAATCATCGTGTTGCCCTTTCTGATGATCAGGTCTACCATTGATATACACAAAAGTATTCATCTCATTATATGTTCTATGGGAATATATTTTGAATCCGTGTCTAACTCCCTCTTCAAATGCCGCAATAATTTGTACTCTTTTTGTGTTGAAGTTGATACCAGGAATTTTTTCATTTATTTTCGGGTCCCACTTCCATTTGTTGGAAGTGTCAACTCCATCAACATATAATCCAGGTTGATATTGTAATTCTTGCATTTTTCTGGCAGTTGAAACTCCCATACCTCCAGTAATATCAATTACACAATAGGCATTGTACATTGTCCCCCATTTATATGCGATTTCTGCTAAAACATCAGGGGGGATTTTACCAACATATTCTAATACTTGTTCCCGTTCATCAAAATCGATGATTTGGATTGATGAAAAATCCTCGGAGTCACCACGAGAAACGTCAACTCCCATAACATACTTATGACCATTTACAGGTTCCTTAAAAATCCATAGGGCGTTACCCATAAGTTTGGCTTGTGGCGGTCTCAATTGGTTTTTGGAAATGTTCTGCATTAAGTCAGAATCAAATACGTTGTCACCAGATCCCAAGAAATTGCATTCCAATTCTTGAGCAACTTTCCTTCTGTCGTATTTAAGTTTTTTAACCATCCCTTCAAACCAAGAAGAACAAGGTTTGTATCCCCGTTCCATATAATCTTGGACTATTGAATGGTCTCTCTCATACGGATTATCAACTGACAACTCAACTATAGTATCCTGTGGATAATCTTCTCGATTAAGTAAAAAATGAACTAAATCTGAAGTTTTGACCATGTAAAGATCTTTTGTGTATCTTGGATCTCGAAACCAAAACATTTCAGAAATTTTAAAATCATTCATGTTACGTAATGCCTGATCATAAATTTCATAATAGATTGGGTCATATCCATTTGGAGTGGAAACAACAATCACTTTACCACCAGTAGATAGGGATGCCATACAGGCTGACCAGAAGTCTCCATCTGCTTCGATGAACGCGGCTTCGTCAAATATTAAAATAGTTGGGGTATATCCTCTAAGAGCATCTTTAGATGTTGCAACGGCCTTAACCTCACATCCGTTGTTTAATTTGAAATGTCTCTGTGAATTTTTTTCTACTGAAAATCCAATCCCAACCCAAGTTGGCCATTGTTCAATAAATCCTCTTATCTTGTTTGCCATTTCAACCGAAGTATCCAACTTGTTGGCAATGATGAGAACTTTTTCAGGTCTTTCTTTTCTTGCAAAAGCAAGTTTTTTTGAAGACCAAGCCGCTGTCACAGTGGACACACCAGCTTGTCTGTATTTCAAGGCTATATTTTCGTTGTATTTTTCGTAGTCCTCAAGTAGAGATACTTGATCAGGAAAAAGTTCTAAAGGAACATACTTTGAAACTGTGTTGTCGTATGTCTGTAAGTAAGTGCGAAGTGCATAAGGGGTATTCCTCATGCACTTCGTGTATTCTATAATTAGTTGTTCTTTATTCACACATTCGTCAACTATTTTGATTATGGTCTTGGGATACCTAAATCTCTGTAAAGCTGATCAAAATCATCATCCTCATCATCTTCGGATCCTTCTTCCCCTTTGAAATCATCATATTCACTCTTAGACTTTTGAGCTTCTTTCATAATTTCTTTGAACTTTGCTGTCGCCTTTTTTACTTTGGATTCATCTTCAGAAATAGCATTTCCTATAATTTGCAAAAACTCTTTCGCTGGTGTTTTGTAAAGGATTGAATAGAACCAAGGAACCAATCCTTTATTCTCATCATCATACATCTCATCAGGAAGTGCAAATCGTAATTTTTCAACAATTTCAGGACCAATTCTTAATTGCATCGGTTCATTGGACAATACATCGGTGACACCTCTTACCTGTTGGGACATTTCTCTATCCTCAGGTAAACCATGTCTAGCAATAGATTCTTCAATACCTTTGATGACTTCGTGACAGAGAATTGGAAATATCAAACCTTGTGCTACAATTTTTGTATCAGGTTCGTCACCTCCTTCGTCTTCACCATCTTCATCCTCATCTTTATTTACTATCTTAACTTTCCCAGCAACTCCACTTCCCGTACGTGACATCATTTCAATCATTTGTTCCATTGAAAAGTATAAAAAGTCATTGATTGCCATAACACCCAAATAAGCAGGGTATAGTTGTGGATCAATCTCGTCGAGTCTTGCCTTTATTTCAGGTTTTTGAAATATATAATGACCTTTTTTTGCGGCTCCTTGAACTATAGCGTTGATTATATTTCTTTTATGAATTTCAAGTTCTCTTCGTTCCTCATCCGTCAAATCCTCAACATCAAAAGATGGAATTTCCATTTCTTCTTCGTCATCACTTTTCTTTGGTTCTTTTGGAGTGAATTGGAAATCGGAAGTATTGATAGAAGATCTATTTAACATTGCATCGATTGTAAACCAATCTGCAGGAACTTGAGTTTCTTCTAATGACGCATCTTTTGCAAGTTGTTCCAATTCCTCTCTGTGTCTTCCTTCAATTCTTGTGATCATTGGAACTTTACTCATCATTTCCTGAAAGATCATACTCTGAACCGCCTGAGAACTAATATCTTCAATTCCAGTAACTTGTTTCAATTTGTCAGCAACTTTACCGAATCTTGAACTTACTAATCTTTGCACGTCAGCAACTCCTTTTTTCATTGCTGGGTTTTTAGCATACAAACTCTCAGGACTTCCAAGTTTTAATTCCAATCTTGGGTCCATTCTTTCGGGTCTATCCCCGTAGTTTATTTGTTCTTTAATCTTCGCCATTTTATTTATTCAGTAAATTTAAGATAACATCAATTACTTCTTGTTTTGCATCTTCAGGAGATATTCGACCAGCTTTAGGTGCGATTTCTTCTCCTGGTCTTGGATTTTTACCAGGGTGCGAGGGTCTTGTTGTTGGTTTTGTGCCAGGTTTAGTAATTGGTTTAGTTGGCGCTGTAGTTGGTTCAGAACCAGCTTTAGGTGCGATTTCTTCTCCTGGTCTTGGATTTTTACCAGGGTGTGAAGGTCTTGTTGTTGGTTTGGTGCCAGGTTTGGTTATAGGTTTTGTAGGAGCTTCTGTTGGGGCTTCAGACAAATATCTTAACAAGTCACCTTTAGTGATTCTTGGAGGTAAGTTCTTTTCCACTATTTTTAAAATTTGAGATTCGATGAACAAAGATACAGGATTTTTTCCTTCTTCCAATTGTTTTTTTACAGATTTTACACATCTTTCAAATTTTCTTGTCTTTTTAGGGCCAACCTGAGCGTGACATATTGCCCATGGATTTGGTTGTCCTGGCTTAAGGTCTTCTTCACTTTCAAACATACCCATACCATCAGTTTCACCACCAAATCCATCATCGGATGAAGGACCCACTTGTTTTGGGTCTTGAGTTTCAGTTTCTTTGTTTGGGTCGGTTGTTACTTCAACGTCTTCTTCAAGTTCGCTTTCAGCCGCAGTCGCAATAATTTCCTTAGTATTAGGATTTTGACTTACAACATAACCTTTAGGATCTGCAGGTAAGGTCCCTCCTTGAGGCCCGACTGTGTATGTTTTTTTTTCTTTAACTTGTTC